AAATTGGTCGTGGTGTGTATAACCTTTCTGTAAAAGAAAAATTGGAAGAAAGTTTTAATACTATGTCTGCTACTCCTGCAGTTGATATTGTAAGTCTTATTCCCGAAAAAGATAAAAACTATGTTCCCTTTGGTAATTTTTCTGATCTTAAAAAAATTATCAAGTCTAAGATCTTCTATCCATCTTTCATTACTGGACTCTCTGGTAATGGTAAAACATTTGGAGTTGAACAAGCTTGTTCTCAACTGGGTCGTGAACTGATCCGTGTGAATATTACTATCGAGACTGACGAAGATGATCTTATTGGTGGTTTCCGCCTTGTTAACGGAGAGACCGTTTGGCACAATGGACCCGTTGTTGAAGCCTTGCAACGGGGTGCTGTGTTGCTCCTTGACGAAATTGACCTCGCCTCCAACAAAATTCTTTGTCTCCAATCTGTTCTCGAAGGGAAGGGAGTTTTCCTTAAGAAAATTGGCAGGTACGTTAAAGCAACAGAAGGTTTTAACGTATTCGCAACCGCTAATACAAAAGGTAAAGGTTCCGATGACGGACGATTCATTGGAACTAATGTGCTCAACGAAGCATTCCTTGAAAGGTTTGCAGTAACTTTTGAGCAAGAGTATCCGACTATTTCTATTGAGACTAAGATCCTTAATAACTATTGTCGAGAACTTGATTGTATCAATGATAAATTTATTGATGCTCTCGTTAATTGGGCAGATATCATTCGTAAAACTTTCAATGAAGGTGGTATTGATGAAGTAATTTCTACCCGTCGTTTGGTTCACATCATTCGTGCATACAGTATTTTCGATAATGAAAGTAAAGCAATTAGTGTTTGTTTAAATCGATTTGATGATGATACAAAACAGTCTTTCCTTGATCTCTTTGACAAAATTGTGACACCCGATGAAACTGAAACAACAGAAGAAACATGGTCTGCTTGACATAGACACGTTTAATTTGTATAATCAAGAGGGTGAAAAACCCTCTTATAATTTTGAAATAACTATGGCCTACAAATATAATGAAGAAGCTCTACTGCAAGAGCTACGTGATTACATTTCTGGAACTTATGAACAACACTATTCCTCTGGTAACGACAGCATCCAAACGTTAGACTTGATTGAAGCATGTGGAGACGCTGAGGCATTCTGCCGTAGTAACATCCTAAAATATGCTTCTCGATACGACAGGAAAGGAACTGCTCGTCGTGATATAATTAAGATTCTTCACTACGGTCTTCTCCTTCTCCACTTCTCTGACAAAACCTCTGTACGCGAAACCTACCCTCAATAATTATGAAAATTTCTGTCGAAACTCTGAATATTCTCAAAAACTTTTCCACAATCAATTCATCATTGGTTGTTAAACAAGGAAATATTCTGAGAACTATTTCCCCCGCAAAAAATATCCTCGCTAAATTTGAATGTCCAGAATCATTTGACAATAATTTTGCTGTATATGATCTAAATGAATTTTTGGGTGGTCTCTCTCTATTTAAGGATCCTGACTTTGATTTTGGTAATCCTTCTTATCTTTCTATTCGCAGTGGTAAATCTAAAGTAAAGTATTTCTTTTCAGATCCTAGTGTGATTACTGCTCCACCTGAAAAAGATATTGAACTTCCATCTATTGATGTTGAATTTACATTGACTGAAGAAGTATTATCTTCACTTCTTCGTGCAGCGAGTGTGTATCAACTTCCCGATCTTTCTTTGGTTGGTGATGCTGGTAACATAAATCTTGTTGTCCGTACTAAGAACAACGATACATCCAACAATTTTTCAGTTAAGGTTGGTGAAACTACCAATGAATTTTGTTTCAACTTCAAAGTAGAAAACCTCAAAATTCTTCCTGGTGTGTATAATGTTCAGGTATCTACTGCTAACATTTCTCAGTTCTCACATGATAAGTGGAACTTGTCTTATCTGATTGCACTAGAACCTGATTCTACTTTTAACTGATTATGAGTGACTTTATTTGGGTTGAGAAGTATCGACCCAACAAAATTGAAGACTGCATTCTTCCTGAGAGTATTAAAAAAACTCTACAGAGTTTTGTAGAGAAAGGGGAAGTTCCGAACCTTCTCCTTGCCGGTCCTCCTGGTATCGGTAAAACCACAGTTGCAAAAGCACTGTGTAACGAACTCGGTGCCGATTACTATATTATCAATGGATCTGACGAAGGACGATTTCTGGACACGGTACGGAACCAAGCAAAGAATTTTGCGACGACCGTATCACTTCAAGCAAATGGAAAACCAAAAGTTATCATCATCGATGAAGCTGATAACACAACCAATGATGTACAACTCCTCTTACGGGCAAACATTGAGGCGTATCATAACAACTGCAGATTCATCTTTACCTGCAACTACAAAAATAAAATTATTGAACCTCTCCACTCCAGATGTGCAGTCATCGACTTTGCCATCAACGGAAAGGACAGGATGTCTATCGCTGGATCCTTCTTCAACCGTATCAGGACTATTCTTGAGGAAGAAGGTGTTGAATATGATCAGAAAGTTGTCGCAGAATTAATCAAAAAATATTTTCCAGATTGGAGACGAGTTCTAAATGAACTGCAAAGATATTCTTCTATCGGAAAAATTGACACAGGAATTCTAACTACAGTTTCTGAAGTCAACCTGAAAGATCTTGTAGGTAATATGAAGAACAAAGATTTCAGCAAAGTCAGAAAGTGGGTTGTTGAAAATCTTGACAATGATCAGAGTGCAGTGTATCGTAAAGTTTATGATTCAATGTATACTGCTTTGGAATCTTCCTCTATTCCACAAGCAGTTTTGATCTTCGCTAAATATCAATATCAGTCTGCATTTGCTGTTGATCCAGAGATCAATACTCTTGCATGTTTGACTGAACTAATGTGTGACTGTAAATTTAAATGATCCTTTCTCCAGAAGATACTCTATACGCATACGGTAAGATTAATGAAGCTTACGGTTCAATTAACCGTATTGATGATTTCTTTCGTATGAAAAAAATTGAACGTATCAAAGAAATTCCTCCAACTCTCTTTGGTCTATCTCATGAAGATGATTTGTTCCAGGATTTTTCTATGCATCCTGAGGACATGAACTTTCGTATTGTTCAACCAGATCACAGCACGTTCAATACTCTTCTGGAAATGACTGCATCATTTACCTACGAGGAAGCACCAGGTAAAGAGATGAAACTGATGATCCAGGAGACCACCACAGGCACCGCTGTAGGGTTCATCAAACTGGGTTCTCCCATCATCAACTCCAAACCTCGTAACGAGTGGTTGGGAGGGGTTCCAGACCTCACGATCTTTAACAAGCGTGCGATCATGGGATTTATCATTGTTCCCACTCAACCGTTTGGGTTCAACTATCTTGGTGGTAAACTTCTTTCAATGATCTGTTGCAGTCATGAAGTTCGTGAGATGTTGAACAAAAAATATAATACAGAAATGTGCTTGTTTGAGACAACATCACTATATGGTAATATCAAAGGAACAAGTCAGTACGATGGTCTAAAACCATACCTTCGTTATCGTGGAGATACAGAATCTAAATTTCTGTTGACTCTTCCAGATTTTATCTACCATGATTTGAGTAAGTGGTTTATTGAAAGAAACGGTGGTCCTTTGATTCACAAAGGTGCTTCTAGTCGCAAACTCAAGATTCAAACCAAGATGATTTCTATCATCAAAAATTCTTTGAAGGAATACTATCCAGATCTGTATACAGAGTTTGTTGCTTTCATCAAATCAAAACAAGATGTGACTACACAAAAACGTTTCTATATGTCTGACTATGGATATGAAAATGCTAGGGATGTTATTCTTGGTAAAACTGAAACACTAATTCCAAACAAACAGAACTTCGATAAATTTTATCTGGAGAATATGATACAGTGGTGGAAACGTAAAGCTTCCAATCGGTATCAAAAACTAGTCAATGAAAAATATCTCAGGACAGATCTTGAGGTTTGGAATTCTAATACTATGAACACTATTGATATTATCAGATGACTCTTACCAAATTTTTAACAGAACAAAAATTTGAAAAAACTATACGAATTCTTGTCTACCCAAATATTACATTTTCTAAGGATCTAAAAAAAGATAGTTATATACAGGTAATCACTAATATGATTGCTGAACTAAACAAAATTCGTAGTGACTTGTTTTTTTATCTGGTTCTTCCAGAGTTTTTGGAGATACTAAACTTTCATAATACTAAACAGTTTATTATGAAGTTTCCAACGTATCCTCCTACAATGCGTTCACATTTTGATGTAGAACATTTCAGAAAAATGATCAATCATGATCTTGATATTGATCTGGTGTTTTCTCATCTCCCTGAACATACACATGCTGTTAAGAATACTATCAGCAATGTAACTCATCATAGTCCTTCTTACTTTGGATACTGTCATTGGTTTGACTTGAAAGAAGTTGTTGCTTGGAGTCAATCAAGTTTTAATCAAAACATTCTTGGTTTGCTTGAAATGGAACGTTGCTATCTCAATACACAGAGTCAAAAAAATCTTGTATTAAATCAAGCATCCGAAACCTTTAATAAAGGAACTGTTGTTAAACTAAACGATATTTTAATTCCTCATCACTTAGGTGTCAAAGAATCTGACATTGTAGAACCAAATAAAAATACCGATAAACTAATAGTCTTTAATCACAGACCTGATACCTATAAAGACTTTGGTAACTTTATAAGGGTTCTAGAGTCTCTTAGAGAGGTTAGACAAGACTTTACTGTATGGATACCATTGTTGGAAAAATCGGATAAGAGTTGGATTACTACAGAGAAGTTTAATAAGCAACGTTACTATAAAAAACTTCAGCAATGTAGAGTTGGGTTTTCACCAAAGCAAGTTTATGGTGGGTGGAGTGTATCTACTACAGATGGTATTATGAACGGTTGTCCATATATCATGTATGATGCTGATTACTATCAGGAACTAAATCCAACTGCAGATTTCTTTAAAGAAAATTCTACAGCTGTAAATCTCTTGAATAAGTATCTAGATGATCCTGATTATCGTAATAAGATGTCTGTTAAATCCCAATCTTATTTACGTGAAAATCTTATCTATAATGATGAAATTAAAAAGACAAGTAATTATATTGATGAACTTATTAGTAAACAAAATTGTATTCAATCTGATGTAACAACTAAACTAATTAATATAATTAAATTGAAGGGACAAATTACTAAAAAAGAATTATTTAATTCTTACCTTGGTTGGGGTAGAGGGATTAAGTTTGGTCCATATAGAAGAGCTTTACTCAATCATAAAAATATCTATGATACAATAGATTCCACTCCTTATTACTGCTGGATTGATACTTAAATTATGGAACTGAAAGACTGGTTGAATTCGATTAATCAATCAAAAATTAATATGATTGATGAAAATTACGGCACAGAAAAGGAGTATCCTCCCTTTATTATTAATAAGTGCATGTCCGGTTTTATGGACACAGTTCTTATTGCAAATGAAATGAATATTCATTCGGATCTTCCTAAGAAAATGCAATATGATTTTTTTATAAATATTGTGAGACCGAAAAAAAGATTTTCTCCATGGTTGAGAAAGGAAAAAATTGACACTCTAGAGCTTGTCAAAAAGTATTATCACTATAATGATGAGAAAGCTAGAAGTGCTTTAAAAATTTTATCGGAAGAACAAATTGAATTTATCAAACAAAGAATGAAAACCGGAGGAACAAATGAGTGAAGTTCTAGAATACAATTGGTCGCCCGATAAAATGGTTGAAGTGACACTTAAGGAACCAGATGATTTTCTGAAGGTTCGTGAGACTCTAACTCGTATCGGTGTTGCATCACGTAAAGAAAAGAAAATTTATCAATCTTGCCATATTCTTCACAAGCAAGGCAAGTATTACATCGTTCACTTTAAAGAGTTGTTTGCCCTAGATGGCAAGAAAGCAAATCTTTTTGTAAATGATGTTCAACGTAGAAATCGTATATCACAACTACTCTCCGACTGGGGACTTGTTGATATTGTAGACTCAACAGCTGTTGAAGACTGCGCCCCATTGAGTCAAATTAAAGTTCTTTCCTATAAAGATAAAGGAGAATGGACTCTAGAGAGTAAGTATAATATTGGTAAAAAGAAAACTACCGGTTCTTAATCGGTATAACCATCGTCATCTTCTATCAAAGTAATTTTACTTTTATTTTTTAAATAAGAATCCTTGTCGGAATAGATCTCTGATTCTAGTTCCTCAAGGATTTTTTTTAGCTGTTTGTGAATATTTTTTAATTTTGATTTTTCCATAACTAATTTAGATTTTACTAGCTATAAAAAAGGAGAGGTCTCCCTCTCCTGATGCTAAACTAAAATGTTTTTACATATACGTTTACAAACGTGTTGATTTAAAGCATCACATTCTATTAAGCATTCATAGTAATCGTTTAACCGATCACTTTCTGTTTCTAGATCACTTAATTTGTTATCTAGATTTCTCCATTGGTTTTTTAATTGCATTTCCTCCACAGTTTTTTCACGATATCGCCACTCATTTAATTGCGAGCGAGACAGAAGATTATGCATAACTCAATCCTCAATGCATTTTACAGTTAATATAGGTCGTTCTCATTTCATATCCCAATTCCAAATTCTGTATTATTTATAACAGTTTAAGTATCGTAGTGAACTATTGTGTATATTTTACATAAGTACAAAAAAAGAGAGGGTTTGTAACCCTCTCTGTTAAGTAAGTTAACTGATCACTTAGTGTAAAGTTTACCACGATAGCAAAATGTACCATGGGTCTCTTTGCTTTCTACACAACGGGTAGAATACTCAACACCACGATATGAGGTGTGAAGAATTTGTGCGTTATGCAGTGCAGATGCTTTGTTGATCTGCTTTCTGATTAGGTTAAGTGTGTTCATTTGGTTACTCCTAAAGTAGTTGGATTTTTAGGTCCGTTCCTTTAGTCGTTTGCGTCCCAATACCACTGACATTCTGGTGCTGATTCCTTAAGGGTCTCAACCAACTC